GTTGTTCCAGGGCCTGTTTAGCTACTGTGACCAGGATGTCGAGGCCGAGGACGATGTCGCAGCCATGATCCCCGACTTGACAGACTACGAGCGCGCCGTGTGGCTTGCGGACCAGCGGATCAACGCGCGGGGTGTACTTGTCGACGTCCCCGCCCTTGAGGCTTGCCTGCGCCTGCTACAAGAAACAACCGCCCACTTCACCGCGGAGCTGCGCCAAATCACTAACGGCGAGGTGAGCACCGCCAGCGAAGTGGCCAAGATGATCGCATGGCTCGGGAGCCGCGGCGTCCGTATGCGCGACATGACGTCGGAAAGTGTAGACGAAGCGCTGGGGCTGTTGACCGCAGGGCCAGCGGACTGCGTGCGGGTGTTGCAGACCAGGCAGGCACTATCCTCGGCCAATGTCAAGAAGCTGGCCAAGTTACGCCACCAGCTAAACAGCGACGGACGTTTGCGCAACCAGTACATGTACTGCGGGGCAGAACGTACAGGCCGATGGTCAAGCGCCGCGGCCGACGATAACGCCAGCAACAGCCAGTTGCAGAACATCACGGCCAAAGGGCCCAAGACCCGCGAGTGTGAAGCGTGCGGGCGCATCTTTGGCGCGTGCTTGACAGATTGCCCCGAGTGTGGGTCGTTCCTCTGCCACGACCGCCGCGAGTGGACCGTCGGGGCCGTCGAATACGCAGTACAGGACATTATCCGCCACGACTTCGCCACCGTGATGCACCGTTGGGGCAGCCCGGTCGACCTACTTTGCGGCTGCTTGCGCGGGCTGTTCGTCGCCAAACCGGGGCACGACTTTATATGCTGCGACTTCTCAGCGGTCGAGGCTGTCGCCCTCGCCTGCCTGTCGCGCTGCCAGTGGCGCATCGACGTATTCAAGACCCACGGCAAGATCTACGAGATGTCCGCTAGTAAGATCACCGGCGTGCCGTTTGAAGACATGATGCAGTACAAGAAAGACACCCGCATGCACCACCCCACAAGGAAGACGATCGGCAAAGTTGCAGAGCTGGCGTCAGGGTACGGCGGCTGGGTCGGTGCGTGGTGTGCGTTCGGCGCGGATCAGTTCATGGACGAGGCCGAGATTAAAAAGAACGTTTTAGCCTGGCGCGCAGAAAGCCCGGAGATCGTCGAGTTTTGGGGAGGCCAGTTTAGGCAGACAGGCCCGCGCCTATCAGACGGGCACCCGGAATACTTCGGCCTAGAAGGCGCAGCGGTTCAAGCCGTCCTGCACCCTGGCCAACAGTTCTGGGCTAACGATATATGCTACGGCGTGCACAATCGCGTACTGTATTGTCGCCTGCCGTCCGGCCGCTTGTTGGCATACCACGACCCGCAGTTGGTCGAGGTCGCGGGCAAGTGGGGCAAGCCCGCAAGCTACTCGCTCACCTTCATGGGCTTTAACTCGAACCCGAAGAACGGGGCACGGGGGTGGGGGCGCATGGAGACCTACGGCGGCAGGCTAGCGGAGAACGTCACACAGGCCGTTTGCGCCGACATCCAGGCCGAGGCCATACTCAGGGCAGAGGCGGCGGGCTACCCCGTCGTTATGCACACACACGACGAGCTGTGTTGCGAAGTGCCCGAGGGTGTCGGGTCAGTTGACGAGATGTGCGCAATACTTGGGCAGTCGCCCACATGGGCTAGCTGGTGGCCGCTCAAGGCCGCAGGCTGGCGACATAAACGTTATCAGAAGGATTAACGAATATGACACGATACACTGAAGACCAACTCGCAGACCTAATAGGAAAGCGCGATTATGATCGCAGCCGCTCCGACACCGCGGACCAGTCGCAGCGGGTAGACGAAAACCGTGCGGTCCTGTGCAGGCTCCTAGCCCACCTAGCGGACAGGGGCCTGTTGTCCGACCAAGAGGTCGAGGGCATAGTCGAGGGCTATTAGAAAATAATTAGTTGACAGGCCCACCTCCGTGGGCTAATGTTATGTAACTTTAACAGGGCACGAGGCAAACAACATGACACCACAACAGGTAAACACGGTCACACTTGACCGCAAAGAGTACGACAACATGCGCGAGGACTTGCGCAAGTTCAACGCAGGCGCGGTGGTGGTCTCCATGCCGCACCCGTTAATGCCGGGCGAATACAAACGCGTCGCGCTTGAAGTGGGCGACGTGGGGGCCTTTGTCAGCGAGGAGGTTAGCAAAGAGCTGGAGGCCATGCGCGGCGCGTCAAGGGGGTGGCATGCCGTGTCGGAAAACTACGTCAGCGAGGCGGGCCGACTGCGCGCCGAACTCGAAGCTTTGCGGGAGGAAGCGGAGAAAACACCCGCCCGCGGCGTGCCGTCGCTACTCGCGGTCGGGCTTCTGAACGCGACTGCTGCGTCAATTTTATGGTGGGCAATATTATGAACGAACAGCAACTGATCCAAACATTAAAGGCGGGCGAGACGGGCCGCTATATAATCGGCCCCCATTGGGAGGCAGCGCAGGTCCTCGACTTGTGGGATGCGCACGTAAGCCGACGGAGTCGTCGCAAATTTCAGGTGGTCGTGTGGCGCGGTGTCCTGCTCATATCGGCACGGCCTGCCGTACAGGAAGACCGCCACGCGGCCATTGTAACGTGGGTGTGGGTCGCCATTATTGCGCTGGCGGTGGTGTGCCTGTCCCTCACCGTGTTGGACAGCGTGCCCGACAACGAGGCCCGCCACGAGTGTGTGCGCCAATTGGGTGAGGACTGCAAGTTATGACCACGGGGCAGTTAGTTGCGCGCGTCTCTGAGCTTGAGGCGGCACTGTGGGAGGCGCACCGCGTCATACTGCACGAGATGGACAACGGCCGCACGCCTTACTTGCTGAAAGCCGAGAACGGCGGCAAGGGGCTGGGGTATTTTGAGAACGTAATAACCGGAGTAAAGAATGTCTGATGTTATCGACACGACTGTGAGCCGCGAGGCGGAGATCTTAGGGGCCGCGGTAGCAAACCGCGTAAAATATCAAGGGTTCAGCGCGCACGAGTGCGAGACGTGCGGCGAACCAATACCGGAGGCCAGACGCCTGGCGCTGCCGGGGTGCGTCTTGTGCGTGGACTGTGCAAGCCGGAAGGAGGCGCGGGGTTAACCCTTCAAGCCTCTGATCTCGGCGCGTAGCGCTTCGGTCTGCAGCGCGTTCGACTCCCGTATCGCCGCCATTTCTTCACGATGGTGGCGTTCTTCCCTCGACATTTGAACCACCTTGAACACAATACCGACGACCAGCGATAACGCCGTCAGTATGATGCCAATCGCCATGGCGTTAGTGTTTATCACCTCGGCCCACGTCATCGCCGTGGTGCTTGCTCCGACGGTCACTGAACCGTAGATCCCCGCACTGCCTACATCTGCGTGCCCTTTCATTTCTCGACACCCCCCTGAATATGTCCCACGCTAGGCGGGCGAATTGGACCGCGAAAAACAAGGCAAGCCCGTACTGTTGGAAAAACGCCAAGGAGCTGGCAAGCAACCAATCCATAGATGAATGCCTCGTAATAGTTATAGATCAGAAAATGACGGCCGAGGGCTACGTCAACGGCTAGGGCCAGGTATGCGAAAAGCGTCACGGCATACACGCCCGCGTGATACAACGCTAGTCGCGACCCGACCTTGCACAGCGCGATGCCGCCCAACAGGGCCGCAGTCGAGCGTATGACGTACAGCTCGGCGTCGTTATGACCAAACGCCAGACGCGAGCACAAAACAGTTGCCGTTACAAACGCGACCACGACCCACACGTTGCGGTGGGGCTTGTATGCCGCTAAGGTGACGAAAAGCGCTAGCAGTCCGGCGTGGTACATCATTCGGCCTTCTGTTCTTCGGCTGGTGGGGTTTGCTGTGGTTTGGTCTTGATGTCTGGCTTGGTGTCGTCTGGCATGGTGTGCTCTCTTAGTAAATGGTTTATAAGTAATTCGTGCAACTTTGCGCACTCGTCAAGTCTACCATTATTTGTACGGATTACCACCACCGCAGTGCGTGGGTCGCCCGACGGGTTCGTGTCTTTTTGTAACACCCGAGGCAAGCACCGCACGAGCAGGGCGTCAGGCACCTGGCGCTTGAGGTATTCGACCGCCCGTTCTGCCGTGGGGCACTGCTGCGGGCTAGGTAGCGTCGAGCAGGCCGATAAACTCACGGTCAAAGCGGCGGCACACGTTACGCTCAATAATTTCTGTCTGGACATCGGTTATCACGACCGGCGGTCGGCTCCTGATTTGGTCTAACTGGGATAAGGCGTCACGGCGTTGGCGTTCGGACGCGGCGATGGCCTGCACGAACTTAGCGGCGATCTGCGCCTCGCGGGACTGCTGGGTCTTCAGTTGGTCGGCCAGTGCGCTGTCGTAACCCGCGGCGTAGAGCGTTTGGGCCGCCCACGCTAACAGGCCAGCGAGGAACAGTGCGGCGGCGGTTTTCACGTAGAAGGTGATCGGCATGTTTTGCCCCTTGTGCTAATATCGGTTTAATTATACGTAAAGAGGGCTTGACAATGAACAATAATAAACTTGCAGGTGGTTTACTGGTGGCCGCGCTAGCCTTGGTCGGCGTGAATGAGGGCATAAAGTACACCGCATACCAGGACAGCGGCGGCGTGTGGACCATCTGCAACGGCAGCACAAAGGGCGTCAAGCCCGGCGACACTGCGACGCCTGCCGAGTGTGAGTCGTTGCTAATGCGCGAATTGATAGAACACGCCAAGCCTATCGAACGGATCCCGCACCCCCTGCCGGACCATGTGATCGTTGCGTGGGCGGACTTCTGCTACAACATCGGCGTGCCGAAGTGCCAAGGGTCCACGGGGTACAAGTTACTGCAACAGGGGCGCACCCGTGAGGCCTGCGAGCAGATCCTCCGCTGGCGGTTTGTCGCGGGCCGTGATTGCTTCTTAGACGAAAACCGCAGCTTTTGCGGAGGCATAAAAAACCGGCGCCAGCTAGAGTATAAGCTGTGCACCGGTCAGATTACAGTTGACGAGGCCGTGAGCATCATGCGCTAGAATTGCATGACGCCGCTCACCCAGAAGTTATTGCCCGCCGCGCCTCCTAGGTTTGCGGATCGGATGGGGGTCATGCCAGCCCGGATGTGGAACTTGGACCCTGTTGGGATTTTTCCACGAACCTGGCAGCTTGGCCTGCTAAACATCAACTTCATGTTAGTGTTGGGTGCAAGTATCTGGTTACCGGCCGAGTCGAAGAAGTAGACCCGGAACGACGACAGGGAGTTGACCTCGACGTTACACTCAGTGTAGCCGCCTAACTCGGCCTGTATGTTAACGACAGAGCCCACCGCTAGGGGGTGCGTTATCTTTAACGCGTTAACTGTGCCGTCCCATGCGTACGTGATCCCCGCCTGTGTTGGGCTAATCGGGCTAGGTTTTGCGGGGTCTAGTATGAAATTTGCACCATCATATTTCAATGACCCCTCGAACTCCGTCCACGGTATAATATTAATCTGGCTTGCATTTTGGCTAACTCCGAATTTTGTCATAAAAGACAGGCCATACACCTGATTTACGACAACGCTGTCCTGTGCAAACGCGTGGTTGTCGTGATCGATAATTAATACATCGTCGACATAGCTTACTGAAACAGCGTTGCCGTCGGGGAATAGCCCAGAGCCGGTGAATGTCATAGCTGTTGTGTCAACTAGACCGCTTAATTGCGCATACGCGGTAAAGTCGGTGTGAGCGACTCCTACTGATCCACCAGTGACTACACCGTATTTGCACAGCTCGTCGTCCACTGTTATCGACAGGTTGTTGACCTGTGCGTAAGTCTCGACGTAGCTTAGACGCATGATGAAGTCGCCAACTTTTGAGACCCCACTGAACCCCAGCGTCTCGTGGTCGGAGTCATCAACGAAAGACACCGAGCCGTCACCAAGAACCCGAGGTATACATGTTATTACGTGCTTTTTTGACGGGTTGAACGGTGACTGGGGGTACAAGGCATTCAGGGCGGCCAAGCGCTCAGACGCCAGCGCGGTGTCAGGGCTTCCGCTGGCGGTCAGGCCCGCTTCGGCAAGTAACGCCGCGTCGAACCCCCAATCGTCGTTGAATTTTTTAGCCAGCAGCGGGGTGGCGTTAGGGTCATTTTCTATCAGGGCGTCGCGCGCGCTGCCGTTGGGGTAGTCGAGGTCCGGCGAGTTTACCTTCCCGGTGTAATCTGGGTCTGTGCTAGGGTTTAGCATGGCGCTAACCTCCAATTATGTATATTGAACAAGGACGCCGATCCAAGCCTGCGTCGGGCATATTTTGAGGCACAAGGCCTCGAACTCGTTACGGCGGTCGGTGTCGACCTGCGCTACGCCAGGGAACGTTTGTCCGCCGATGTAAAGAAAGTACGGCCACTTGCTAGGGTCCAGCGGGACAAGGTAGTCGAGCGTGTCGAGCCTGTACCCGTTGAAGTTTCCGCACGCCGCCACCGTGTTGCCGCACGTTGTCGTCAGATTACCACAGCTTGCGCTGTAAGTCTTGCGGCTGGTTTGCACCTTGTTTACTAGCGGATACCCCACGGGCTCGACGCCGTTGCCGCAGATTGCTGGCAAATTGCCGCACGTCGTCGTTGCATACCCGCAGGCCGCCAACTGCACGCGGGGTGCGGTGCTCCGGCGTATGTACACCAGCGGGTTGCGGGGGGTCACGCAGGCTTTCACGCCGACGGGTGGTTCTGTGCCGGGTTCCCACCACTCGTGCACGTACACGTCGAAACCGTTGGCGCGCAGTGTGGCCTGTATGTACCCAGGGTCCTGCCCTCCTAGGGCCTTCCAGGTAGCGTCTAGCCGGTCGCGCCGCTGTTGCTCCGTCAGGACGGTGGCAGGCAGGCCGAACTGCGCCTCCCACTCGTCTAGGGCGCGGGTTGTCTGGGGGTAAAGGTCGTCGAGCACGGAGTCGAAAAAGTCGCGGACATCCTGCGCCGCTGCCCCGAGACCGGCGAACAACTGGCGCAGCTTCTTGTCGATTGTCAGCCGCCACGCTCTCGCGTTCGGCAGTACGTGCTGAAAGACTTTAAACATACGATATTGCCCCCAGCTTGGCCTTTTCGCCCACACCTAGGACGTAGAGCGACACGGGGAGGCCTGCTTTTCTAATCGCTACCGACGAGAAGAAACCACCCGCCGCGCTGACGATGTCACTGACCACGCCCCCGAGCTCCGTCTGCGTAATAATGTCTACTCTCACCCCCACGTCTAACCCGACGATATACGGTGCACGGCTTAAAAAGTATTCTGTCGTCGCTTCTGTTACCTGCGCCTGCACCGCGGCCAGACTACCGGGGACGCTGATCCCCGCGACCTGCACGTCAAAGGGCGGGCGGGTGATCGGGAAGGTGTTCACCAGTGCGGTGGCAGGCCTGCGCGTGGCGAGGCCGTTCTGGTCTAGGTTGATTATGTCGAGCACGGCCTGCAGTTGTGCAGTGGTCGGGATGCCGTCGGGCTCGGTGGCCGATTCGACGTACACGTCGACCTGCCCCGGATACTGGCTGGTGTAGGGGTACACGTTCGCGACGCCTTCCGCCTCCTCGCCCCATTGCTCATAGTCCGCGTATGCGCCGCCCTGTGGTCGCTTTTGGAAGCGGTCAAGGATGCGCTGGCGGTATGCCG